ACAGACCTTACTAGAAGAGGCACAGAGCCTGGTCAAGTAGAAATTAAGTACATGGCTAAGTGTGAGGTAAGAAACATCAACACAGGGCAGTTAGTAGCTACAGGAGTTGCACTATGTAGCAACTTTGAGCATAGCAAAAAGAGATTCGATGAATATGCAATCTTATCTATGGCACAGACTAGAGCTATTGGTAAGGCATACAGAAACTTGTTAGCTTGGTTAATGAAGGCGGCTGGATTCGAGGCTACACCTGCTGAAGAGATGGACTTCGTAGATGCGAAAGCGGATACTAAAGTTACACCAGAGGCCCCTAAAAAACCTTCAAAGCCAGTAGTTGAAGTGATGGCTGAAATGGTTGAAGATGATGAAGAAATAGACCTAGACTCAGTTAAGATGGAGATAGCACAATGCTCAAGAGTCAAGGACTTAACAGATTTATACTTTACACATAAGCAGCTGTTTGATAAGGATGAGTTTTTGAAGAAGCTACTTACTATGAAAAAAGAATCATTAACCAATAAATAATTAACAATGAATTTATCATTATTACCTAAAATCGACTTAGCTTCGATTGAGCCTACAAAATTTTCAATAGAATTACTGAAACAAACTATTGTTTCACACTTCAGAGAAACAGGTGAAAACCCTTTAGATATGCTAGTTAAATCAGAAGCCTTAGTTCAGTTACTAGATGGCATTAGAGCTGAATTAAAGGAGGAAGTACTGAACGAGTTGGCATTACATCCAAAAGGCAAAGCAGATGTGCTAGGAGCTGAAGTAAGCACAATAGAATCAGGTGTTAAGTATGCATATGATGGTGACCATACCTGGTTAAAACTTAATCAAGAGATTGAAGCTATTAAGTTTAAGCAGAAGGAAAGAGAATCACTACTAAAAACTATTAAAGAACCATTAGTAGACCCAGAAACGGGGGAAATGATTTTTCCAGCACCAAAATATAGCACAACTACTTTCAAAATATCATTAAAGAAATAAACCTATAGCCCCCTTTAACATTAATTAAAACCAAGGGGTTGGTCGTAATCAATGGGGGGCTTTTTTAAACTACACAACATGAAAACAGCAATGCAAGAATTAATTGATGGATTAGATTTAACTAAAATAGCTAATAGAGATAAGTTAATAATGGTTAAGTATATAATAGCCAAATGTCTTGAACTTGAAAAAGAGCAGATAATAGATGCTTTTATTCAAGGAGGTGAGCAATGGAATTCAGAAGATTCTTCAGTTGATTACTACAATGAAACATATAACCAAAACAAATAACATGAAAATTACAATCGAATTAAGCGGCATTAAATGCACAATAGAAAACGAAGAAGCAGAAACAATACACGAAGCATTAGAACTTATGATACAAGCCTTTAGTGGTATAGGTTTTAGCGAAGCAGTTATTACTAAGGGATTAGATGAAATAACATGGCCTTAGACCTTACTCCAAGAGGATTTGAGAACTCTATAAAAGTACGGATGATTTTTCTAGATACTAAAGAGGAAGAATCGTTTATCTCAATAGCTGCGGCTAACCGAAAAACCAACATCAAAGCATCAACAATTCGAGAATCACTTAATCCTGTCGCTAAGAAAAGATTTACTTACAACGATAGGCAGATAGTTTTTCGAATACAAAAATAACCTTATGTCACAATTCTACACAACAATAGTCCATCCTATCAGGAAGGAGTTTAAACTATCATGCAACGACTACTGCGTTTTAGATACCATTTTAAGGATGCAAAACAACGAAACCCATTGGTGCTACATGAGCAAAGAAACCATGGCTAATGACCTTGATTTATCCAAGCAATCGATTATAAACATAATTGGTAAGTTGATAGAAAAGGAACTGGTACAGAAAAGTGTTGTTACTAAACACCTTCGAGTTACTGCAAATTTCTATGAATATTTGAACGATTACAAAAAGTTTACCGATGGTAAAGAAAGTTTACCAAAAGAGTCAAAAAAGTTTACCTCAAGTGGTACAAAAAGTTTACCTAACAATAATACTAACAATAAGAATACATTTATTAGGCCTTTACAGGCTGAAATAGAAGCATATTGTAAGGAAATATCCTTTGTATTAGATGCTAACCATTTTATAGACCATTACGAAGCTAGAGGATGGTTGATAGGTAAAAATCCTATGAAGGATTGGAAGGCAGCTGTAAGAACCTGGAAGAGAAATAGCAATCAGTTTACACCCACTACACAACAAACAACTAAAATATCCTTAAAATGACACCAAAAGAAAAAGCATTAGATATATATCATAAAATGCATTATCAAAATCAAATAGTTTCAATAGAAGCTAAACAATGTGCATTAATAGCAGTAGATGAGATAATAAATTCAAGTCCATTAGAACCAGCACATCCTTATGATTACGTAATAGCTGAACAAGAAGCTATGGAATTTTGGACAAAAGTTAAAGAAGAAATAGAAAAACTATAAACAATGACAGTTATAAACCTACCATACAACATAGAACTAGAAAAAAACATTCTAGGAGCCATCTTACTAGACCGAAAAATACTTCCATTAGTAGTTGGACACCTAAAAACTGACATTTTCTACGACCTTACCCACCAAAAAGTCTTTGCAGCAGTAAAAGAAATGTACGACAAGGGAACTCAAGTAGACCTTAGCACAGTAGCTCAAAAACTTCAAGGAGATGAAGATGTAAAAACTGCTGGAGGTTCTTATTATCTTTCTAAGCTAACCGATAATATTGTTTCTACAAACCATATAAATACCCACATTGAATTAGTAGTAGAGCTTTACAAGAAGAGAGAAGCATTTATGATGCTTAGGCAGTTTGGTAATGAATGCTTAAACAATGATACTCAATCAGTTGACTTATTAAGTTCTCTAGGTAGTAAACTTATTGGACTGCAAGAGTTTGGTAATATCCACGAAAAAATGATAGAAGATGTGATTTTATCACTAAATTATTCTAGGGATAAAGCTCAAGGAGGAGGGCTTTTAGGGTTTAACACAGGATTTAACGAGCTAAACAACACTATCGGAGGATATTGTTCACCCGATTTAATTGTACTTGCTGCTAGACCAGGTGCAGGTAAGACAGCAATGATGCTTTCAAGTGTTTACCACCTATGTATCGTTAATAAGGTTCCTACGGCCATTTTTAGCCTTGAAATGAGCTCCGAACAATTAGTTGAGAGATTAGAGTCAATCACTAGTAAGATACCCTTAAAACGTCTTAAAATGAATTTAATGGATACTGACGAAAGAAACACCTTGCTAAAAACTGATGACAAAATAATGACTGCTCCTTTGTACATAGAAGATATGGGAGGCATAAACATCTCACAATTTAGAGCAAAGGCTACTATCATGAAGCAGAAGTATGGCATTAAGGTAATATTCGTAGACTACCTGCAACTGATGAGTGGCTTAGGCAAGAACAACCAAAACAGAGAGCAAGAGATTAGCACTATTAGCAGAAGCATGAAGGCATTAGCCAAGGAACTTCAAGTGCCTATTATAGCATTATCACAGCTATCAAGGAAGGTAGAAGAAAGAGCAGATAAATTACCTCAGCTTAGTGACCTTAGAGAATCTGGAGCCATTGAGCAGGATTCGGATGTGGTTATTATGCTTATGCGACCTGCTTACTACGACATGAATCAATCATTTGAGATTGGAGGTAGAGAATACGACCCGAGAGATTTATGTATCGTTAAGGTAGAGAAGAACAGGAATGGTCAGACCAAAAACTTTGCATTACGATTTACAGGAGAAACGATGAATTTCAGTAATTATGAGGAATAGACGTAAGTTTGAGATAGAAGAAGCTCGTAATAAGGATGGAACCTACCAGGCTATTAAGTTATTCGCTAAGAATACTAGAGTGGTAGTCTTACAGATGCCTGAAGCCTTAAAGCTAGGTTATATGGATTTCGAGTACGAAAGAGATAATAAGCCTAGCGGTATTGCTAACAAGACTGTAGAGTTCTTTGCTATGAACTTTGATTTGCGTGATAGGATTTACTTTATACGAGCTGAAATATTAAGGATGAAATGCAGAAGATACTTCGCATTAGACAATGTTATTGTAAAAGACAACGTAAAATATATTAGAGTTTCTACATCAGAATTAAGTAGATATGACTAAATATACATAACTTTGGTTATGGCAGAATATAAAACAGCTAACGAACTAACTAAATTTATGCTTGGATACCTTGATTCTATTGGGTTTGAGGTGTGGAGGAATAATAATTTAGCAGTTAAAGGTAGAGCATTTATAGGTCGTAAAGGTGTTCCAGATATCATTGGCTACCATAAAAAATATGGTCAGTACATAGGGTGTGAAGTAAAAGCGTTGGGAGATAAATTGTCTAAAGAGCAAGTTACTTTTTTAGACCATTTAGGTGTATGTGGAGGAGCTTCTATGTTATGCTACCAAACATCTGATGAAGCCTTAAAGCTAGACATTTTCGTAGATGGTAGGAATAGTACTGCTATATGGAATGGCAAAGATTTTATAAAACAATAATATGGCAAAGGCTAAAGGATTAACAGTTGGTAAGCAAATATTTGGTAAGCGTAAATGTGGCAAGTACAAGAAAAGTAATGGCCCGAAAGATAAGCCAGTAAAGGCTTACAAAAAACAAGGTAGATAATATGGAAAAGATAATACTAGAAAATAAAGAACATAAGTTTGATAGTGTGGTAGAATCGGTAGTAAACAGGCTTAGAGATAGAGCAAAAGTAGGGCTTGAAAAGTATGGTACAGATTTAGATAGGAAAGATTTATCTGATGAAGAGTGGATAGACCACGCTATAGAAGAATCACTTGATTTTAGTTTGTATCTTACTAAACTAAAGCAGAACATAAAGAAGAGTATTTAAAATTAAAACATAAAACAATGGCAACAGCAAAAGAGAATTACCTAGGTAGATGTTTCACATTAAAGTCTACTTACGGCCCATTCAGAAAAGTATCTTTAGGCCCAGATGACTTAAAGAAAATCACAGAGTTCGCGGCAACTAACAATGGTTGGGCTAACATCTTAATTAAGAACAGAAAGACAACAAGTGCAACAGAAGTAGATTTCTATGTAGAACTTGATACATGGAAGCCTGATGCAGAAAAGAAGTCTAGTAATTTACCTTTCTAAAACAATATTATGAAAGAAATAATAACAGCGTTTGCTAATGGATTGGTAGTATTAGTACTACTCTTTTTACCATTTGCATTCGTTACAGGACAATGGAACCCTATTCAATGGCATATAATTATCAGAGCTTTATATGTATTGAGTTTACTAGCAATATTAACTTACGGAATAAACGAGTATAATAAGAAATAGTTGTGTTTTGTAGATTTAGATTAAAGGTCAAATTTCCCTGAGTTTTTACTCGGGGATTTTTGTATAATAAAAAACCTCCAGATTTTACCTGGAGGCTAACCAAAACACCAAACTCAAACACAGAGCAACTTAGTTTTGCTTATTAGAACGGTCATAAAACTTTGTTAAAACTGTTCCATATAGAACACTTTGGTATCTGGCTATAAAATCTTCCATAGATTCATCGACATAGAAATATTCTTCGTTACTCATATAAACAAAACATTTATCATAATCATCATCATCAACTGTTACGCTGTTAATGTTATTTATGTTTATATAAGCATCAGACTTCTCTAGTGCACTATTAAAACTCATACCTTCATCTTCGTCTTCTTCCTCTTCTGTGAGTTGTACAATGTGCATTAACATTTTATCTGCTATTTATTAGTGGTCGTAATTTTTTCATTAACTGCTCTAACTTAATCTCTAGTTTAAGCTTCTCTTCTACTAAGTTTTTCACTATTTCTTGCTTCTCTGCTAAACTCATACAAATTTACGTTTTAATTAATACTGAAATAAAAAGTGCATACCATATTGATTATCAATATAATACGCACTTGTGAAACACATATCGTGTCGGCCATTGGATACTATCCGTTAGCTGTTATTTTTTAGGTAACCTAATTACCTTGCTGCCTAATGGCATAGGCACAAATATAGCAACTCTTCCACCATCTAAAACTACCCCACATCCTAGGGTTGGTCTTTTGGCAAAAGGTCTAGCATATTCCATAGCATAAGCATCAATATCGATGCCACACCCTACATTCATGCCGAATATCATGTCCTTATCTGAAGAACTATAAAGAACACCTCCAAAAGAGTGTATATGGCCTATGACAACTGATTGCCTAGAATCTCTTGCTCTATTGATTGCACCTGCTTGTCCAGAGCTTCCTGTCCCATGAGTGTACAGAACACCGTCTATTTCCCAATCTAAGGCCCATTTCCAGCCTTTAGGAGCTTCCCATGCTTGTTCGTATGATTTGACAAATCTATCTGGTAAACCATGTTCGTATGACTTGCGTTTATGCAATGCCGAATGGTTCCCTATGCATACTTTTACATTTGGGAATCTTTTATACCAAATATTTAATTCTTTTTGGGCTAATTCAGACTCTTTAGACGGTGAATGTCCATCTGGATTGTGTGAATGGAATGAAATTGCGTGATTATCTACTTCATCTCCTATGTGCACTATTTCTGTGCATTGAAATTTATTAAATACTTCGTAGCAGAACTGTAGATATTGTGGGTGACAAAAAGGAAAATGGGTATCCCCAATTATTCCTACGTTTTTAGTTTTCGCCATTATGTTTTGGTTTGGTTAGTTCTATTTGTAAGGTGCGTAGACAGTCTTGCCGTTAACCTTAAGTGCTCTTAGTACTTGTTTTCTATTTTTAGCTCCATTATAAGAAACGTGAACCCAGTCTGGTTTATTGTTATCACCAAACTCATAAATTAATTGGTCGAAATCTAAACTATCTTTAATGTAATTAAAAATTTCAGTATTAGATGCCCCAACCATGCCATCCATATCAATATCTGCCGCTTTAGCTTCACAATGTTGTGAATTTAAACTTCCCCCAATGTAATGGTTCAAAGCCTTAGACCTGTATCCAGATGAAATATTAATAGGGCCAAACTTAGCTCTTATTGGCTCTAATACTTTCTCACATAAAGTGATAAGGTTCTGTAAATGCTCTGGAGTTGGTTCATTTGATACCCCATGTCTTTTTGCTGATTCACTACGAGTAAACTCTGCTAATGAGAAATGTGCTGTTAAACGCATCTTAAATTATTTGTTTTACAAAATATGCTAATCCTGACAACCATAATAGTAAGCCAAGTGTTAATATTGTCTTTTCGTTTTTAGGCATCTTTCTTAAATATTTTCTCTATTGAAGTTAAGCCTAAACAACCGAATGCTAACAAAGCTACTGATTCTACAAGTATTGCACTTGGAGCAGTATGCTCTTCACTAAAACTATTGTGATACATAGTAACACATAATGCAATAACACAAAGCAACCCACATAAACGCTTCATGCTAAATCTGCCGTTATCTTCTTGGAAAAACTGTTTCATATTATAATTGACTAAATTGGAAAACGATTAAAACGATTAAGATTATTTTTTGCCAAGCATGGTATTTATCCATTTTATCAAGTTCTTTTTCTCTTGTTTTATATGTTTCGAGATTAGCTTCGTAGCGATACTTGTAACTTTCAAGCGTACTAGCTTTATAGCTGTAGGTATTGAGAATAGAGTCATCTTTTATTGTTTTATATTTTAACGAGTCTATAGTTTGATTATAACGCAAATACAAAGCATTTATTTCATTGCCTTGCTTTACAGTCATAATAACCACAGAATCATCCTTAATTTTCTTTATTATAGGGTATTGCGAGTAGCTTGAAACTGACAGCAGTATCATTGCTAACACTATCCAAAGTTGCTTTGACTTCATTTAGTTCGGTTTTTAGTGTATTTACCTCTTGCTTAATCTCAGCAAACTTGCTAACGGTTGACGTTACTATCGCTTCTTTTGCCTCATCTGCTTTAACTTGTACAGCTTTGTTTTTAGTTAATGTCTTGTTAAAGTCGTGCATAAACTGCTCAAACTCCTTATCTTTTTTAGATAACTTATCTTCTTTTTTAGCTGTAACATTTATTGTTGTTGCCGTAACGGTTAGAAACCCAAATATTAAAAGAATTGACTTCATGTGCTATTATTTTACAGATGATTTAATAGCACCCATTGCATCAAGAGTTTCTAACTTAGTAGTTGTTGAGCTTAGGGCTGTCTTACAGTCAATTAAGGCTTGAGTTTTTAGGCTATCCTTATACTCAAGATTTGTAATCCTTGCATCTTGAGAGGTTATCTGATTGTTAAAATTGCCTCTAATGTCCACATAAAGGACAGTTATACCAATAATAACTAAAAACATTGTGCCCTTAATAGGGTCTTTACTAAACTGAGAGAAACTAATCGGTAAAGGATTAGCACTTACGTTAACTTCTTTCTTTGGAGCCATTTTACTTTTTTCCTATTTTAAAATATAGACTACCAGAGTATCCTATATTATAATTTTTATTAATATCTATATTAAACCCAATTAAAGCCTTGTTTTTGGCATTTAACATTAAACCAGGACTTAGTACTTCTAAGCCATTATCTTGTCTAAATGAGGCTATAATGCCTAAATAAAGACCATATTTAGATTTCTGTGCAAAATACTCTCTAGTTTTTATTGTTCTAGTGCTAATATTAGCTGCAAAACCTCTAGATAGTATCTTATTTTGGCTTATAGTGTCATTTACTACAAAGGTACTTGAATCTATACGAATAGTGTCAGAATAAGCCCGTACTGAGTTATAGTCGTTTAGTACATAAATAGTGTCAGTTACGGGAACTTTTAAGGTATCAATAATCTTGTATGAAATAGAATCGCCTTTTCTCCACCTATAAATGGTAGTATCTTGATATATGGTATCTCTTACCTCTTTAACCTTAGTGTACATAGATAAGTCCATAAAATCATCTTTTCTGTTCTTGGGTTCTACAAAAAAATATAGCCATAATACACCAAGTATTACGGCTATAAACAAAATGTTATCTTTTATAAATTTCACTACAATTCTTCTTCTTCTTCTTTAATAAATTTGATGCCTGTTGTCCAATCTTCTAGGAAAGTAAAGTTTTCTAAACCTTGAGTATTAATAACTTCAATAGCCTTAAATTCGAACTCCTTCTCCCCTAGTTCCTTGATTTGTTCAGTTAGTTTTTTGATTCCGTCTTTAGTAAATTTATAAGAACCTTTCTCATCTAAAAGCAAGACATCTTTTTCGCCTACTGCTGCATTATCTAAGCGTAATTCCTCAA